TTGAGGATCATAATCATTCATATCCTTGGGCAACGCCTGCATCAGTTGCATCGTCTGGTCACAATCATAACATATCAGTATCGGTGGAATCTGTTGAGGATCACAATCACAGTTATCCATGGGCAACGCCTGCATCAGTTTCATCGGCCGGGCATGTTCACGACGTCTCCGGCCAGACCACCGCCACCCACACCGGACACAGCAATCATTCAGTCACCGACAACCCCCAACCCGGCCCCCTTGACGTCTACACAGAAACCGCAGACGATGATAGTATCATACACGATCCGACATTCGTTGAAGTCGGATCCATCCGATACATGGACGTCTCTATAAAATGCAATGGGAGTCATGTTCCAGGGTCGCCATTCATCGACTACTATCCCGGTGATTCCATAAATGATGTTGATATCACGTCTCTGATCAACGTGGGATCTGAAAACACCTTGCAGATATCGATCGCAGAGACCGCTGGTGGGGGCAGATCCGTTAAATGCAGTGTTAATGGATCGGTGTCATCAAAATATTACATCACAGACATTTAAATCACAGTTCTATTTGGAGGAAACTATATGGTACAATATCGCGAAACCATGGAAACTAAACGGTGTCAATTCGACGAAATCGAACCCAAACTAATCGAGGGATTCCTGTTGCAGGAGAATCTCAAAAATAAGCTGGAATGTGGCGTCAACAAATATTCCTGGCACTGGATGGAAGAGCAAAACGACGAAATCGGCTCTTATTCCGTGTTGGTAATTAGTGTATTCGAAATCGACACCACGACTAAACAGGCTCGTGAAGTTCCGACCATGAAAATTATCCCGGTGGATAAATATGACCGGATCGTCCAGACGAGTGACCAGCGGAAGAAATATGCCGAAAGGATTGCCCGGACCCAACACATGAACCAGAAAATGCTGGAGAAGGGTATTAAGCTCAAAACCGAACAGTCTGAACACACTAAGACTCCAAACTTCGCCCCATTAAGCGACATTATAAGCGGACCGGAGTAACCATGGATCCTACTGACAGTATAATTGAGAAGTTACAGGAGACCCCTGAGCGACCCATCGACGGCGACCTAGTCAACCCAGGTGACCTGCCTGGGGTATCTTTTGAAAACGCGACCATCCAGGAAATTGCCCGGATGAACACCCGGATCGAAGCCTTAATTGATATCCTGATTGTGTCTGGTCTTCTAACTGAGCCCAAATATGAGTTTGCCTATGCGAATGTTACTGACTTTCAAGATGAGACCGCAGAGACCATCGGTGAGTTCCTGGCCAGTCGCCGGGCGAACTTAGTCCGCTTGTGGAGATCCGCTGCCGTGGAGTAGAACTATGACCGACATCTCGAGACTCGACCAGACGATAGCCCGCGACCAGACATCCCAACCCCTCATGTGGATGGTAGTGAGCCGGGCGCTCGCTGGATATTCCGTGAGGAGCGGTCTAACTGTCACTCAGCGTGCAGCCGGCGCCAACATGTCCGTGGATGTGGCAGCTGGAACGTACCTGCTGAACAACGTGCCAGGTACATATGCTGCTACGACTAATGTCGCCGTGGATGCAGCGGACGGCACCAACCCCCGACTTGATATCCTGTATATAAACTCCAGTGGGGTTCTGACGATCGCTAAGGGAACGGCGGCTGCAATCTCCCCGCCAGGCGAAACTAACTACAAGAAATTTGAGGCACCATACCCCGCGGATCTAAGTGGGACCGCTGGCGTGCCGCTCGCTATCATCCATGTGGGAGCGGGCGTCTCCACGATTACGAACGCTAACATCTGGATGATAGGTTCAATATCCGAATTAGGATATCTGGAAAAACTTATAACGGATACCGTCGCGAAGGGGGCTCCCAGGGCGCAAGACACGCCCGATATGACCATCTACGTGGCGGGGTTCCAGGCCTACATCAACGGGGCTCTAGTGAGCTTCGCGGGGGGCAGCACTGGAACTATGACTGCTCCCTCCGCCAACCCCCGGATTGATCGGGTCTATCTCACCGACGCGGGGGCGTTGGCGATCTCGACGGGCGCAGAGGACGCGTCACCGACGGCTCCGGCTCTCGTCGCCAATACCGTCCCGATCTGCCTGGTCTATCATCGGGTGGGATCGGTTCATATCGATGACGCCGACGACGGCTCCAACAGTTACATTTACCGGGACGACCGGCCTCTGTTCGGAGGGGTATCGACTCCGTCTGCGATTCTCGATACATTAGGCAGTACTGAGCATCATATCCTGGTCCGAGGCGCGGCGGCGTGGGATACCGCGCTACCAGCTCGTGGAGCATCCCCCTATTCGCGCTGGCAGGATGATAGATGGTCGATGAAAGCTGGAGACCGAGATACCCTCGTCTCTCCCACCAATGGCTTCGAGGTCTGGATCAATGGGGCCAGATATATAAAATCTACATCATCTGAGTATAACCTTGCAGCCGAAGCTACTTGGGACACCATATCAGGGACCGATTACCGCATTGCATCCAACCGCGCTGGCGTAAATTTCTACATATATGCTTGTGTGCCGTTATCTGGCGACGACCCCGACGTCAAGATTTCCGCCAACTCGTCCGGCCCATCTGGATACGGGGCGGGCACGTTCCGAAAAATTGGCGGGTTCCACTGTGTTCCTGCAAACATGACCTCCCTTCCGGCTGGGCACGACTTCATAAGTCACGTCCAGGGCGACATCCATTGCGGCGACGGTCGAAGCGGCTCGATCTGGGATCTGTTACATAGACCCAAAGGAATAGCGGCCCCTGAAGGGATGACCTGGTGTGAAGAAGCCAACGTCTGGGTCATGATATACCTGATATCTGGGACTGGCGTCAACACTGCCAGTGTGAACGGCGGCACGATCACCGATAATCAGAACTGGATGGATTTCGTCGATGATTGCGGTGCCGTGGGATGTAGACTGCCGACAGATATTGAGTTCCAGCTATTCGCCGCCGGGAGCAACGAAGAAACCAATATCGCCGGGTCTGCTGACCCCGGAACGACAGGCCACCATCTCGATACTGCGGGCCGGAGCATGATATCCAATTGCGGGTGTTTCGACTGTTGTGGAGTTATGTGGCAGTGGTTATCGGACCAATCGTTCCGGATTGATGGGCTCACAGATCCGACGGTAGATCCTGCGTGGTCATGGGAAGATCTTCCCGGATCAAAGGGGTCGCTGTACAAACAGGGTACATATGGCGACTCCAAGCTGCGTGCGGGCGGTGGTTGGGCGGATGGGTCGCATTGCGGCTCGCGGTGTCGGTTTGCGGGTCGCTGTCGCTGGAATGCGGGTTCGAATGTCGGCGCGCGGGCGGTCGTGGAGTCCGCATAGCGAAGCAAATCACGGTGACATAGAAATTTGTGTCATAGGTTGGGGAGTTGGACACTGCATGCAGGCGGTAATTGGACGAATGGGTCGAATTGCAGCTCACGGTGTCGGAATGCGAATCACTATCGCTGGAATGCGAATTCGAATATCGGCACGCAGGCAGTCGTGGATCCAGGACATCATGGGTCCAGAATTGGGGTAAACTCCTGGCTGAACTCGCCAACCTCGCCCAAAAGGCGAAATACAATACGGAGGGACTGGGCAGCTAGTATCGAAGGAGAACGTTGCCCGGGCCAACACCATCATGAGACGACATGGCAACCTATTCGATAAGATCGTAGATCCCATGAACATCTATGAAGCCTACCTCAAAGCAAAGAAGGGGAAGAGCTGGCAAGATACGGTGAAGTGTTTTGAGTCTGACCTAGACCGGAATCTCGGCCAGATTCGGGCATCGCTCTTAGATGGGTCGTTCCATACCTCTGAGTATACGAGAATGATGATTTACGAGCCCAAAGAGCGAGAGATATTCAGGTTGCCTTTCAACCCGGATAGAATTGTCCAGCACGCTATAATGAACGTCGTGGCCCCCATATGGGATCGGATGTTTATCTACGATTCATACTCATGTCGAGTTGGAAAAGGCATTCACGCAGGCAGCCGCCGAACCATGGAGTTCATTCGGGCCGTTGGTTCTGGGGCCTACTGTCTCCAGATGGACGTATCCAAATTCTACCCGACGATTGATCATGAGACTCTATATAACATAATCTGTAAGAAGATTAAATGCAGGAGAACTCTTGGACTTTTAGAGGAGATAATTTTCAGTTTTTCCGGCGGTAAAAACGTTCCTATTGGAAATTATACAAGCCAGTGGTTCGGGAACTTGTACCTCAACGAATTGGACCGGATGGTAAAAGATCGCCTCCATGAAAAATATTATATAAGATACTGCGATGATTTTATAATTTTGCACCAAGATAAAAAACATTTGCACGAGTTATTATCAGATGTTGAGGTGTTTTTGGGAGATAATCTTCACCAAACCCTCAGCAAACGGTCAATATATCCGATATCCCTCGGGATAGATTTCTTAGGGTATAGACACTTCCCATGGGGAATACTTATCAGGAAGTCCACGGTCAAGCGGATGAGATCCATGTTGAGGGTCAGGCGTAACGAGGTCGTGACAGGAGTGATAACCTCGGATCAATACAGGGCGTCGATAGCATCCGTGCGCGGATGGCTCAGATGGGGTAACAGCTACCACCTAGTTCGACGCCTGGAAAATGAAGGTCTTCTCGGGGGTGTGGTAGACGCCTGAATACCCTCGATATTCCGATTTCTCGGTCGAAGAAGTGTTTGACGGGGAGAAGAAGCGGATAGATGACATCTTGAATCAAGAGATACTAATCCTCAGGTTCAAGATCAAGAAGTATGAAGAACATGTTCCTTTCTACACAACGATAAAGAAAATCGATAGATACTTTACGATGTCATGAGGTGTTTGGATGAACCACAGACAAGCCGCAGCGAAAATTCGAAGATTTGGGGTCAACTGGCCCCATCTCTCTCCACAAGATCGAGTATCGTTGGAATCAAATGAGCCCGAAGCTATGAAAGTGTTGTTGTCAACTGTGCCAAATGATGATGAAGAGATTGTTATTGTGACTGAAATGACTGAAGACGGTGAAGTCGTTTCCACGTCAAAAGTGACTAACCCGATGCCAATGTATAAGTGGCTGGGATTTAAGGATATGGTTGAGCTCGATGCAGCAGTTAACAAAGACATCTCTGAATTGACACGTCTTTGAGTTTTACTCTGCCACGAATCGAGCGGATGGGAAACTCTGCCTGGAGGCGCACTTAGCGCCCGATCCTCGCCCCGCAGTGAGCGCAACAAAACAACCGTGAACAATATCTATATATAGGGGTACCAACCGTGGGAATATTTGAGGAACTCCAAGAAATTGAGCGAAAACTCCAATCAGATACCGACTCCGACCCGCCGGTCGCTGCTACCCGCCAAGACCTCATAGAAACCCGGAACAATCTGATGGGGGAGGTCCGGGCAATCGCGGACCTAATAGATGGTCTAGTCGATCTCCTAGTGATACGCGGAGTGATAACCGACGCCGAGGTCCGTCTCGCCTTCCAACTTGTGCAGCGGTTCGAATCCTCAGACGGGAGCTTTGAAGAATACTTAGCGAATCGCCGTAAGTATCTTCAGAGCCTTCTATAAGGCTCTTTTTATTTTTGTGGCTCTATGACTCCTAGCGATAGCCATCCACGAGCCCATCCAAAACCTTTAAATACGATGGGCCACATGTAGTGTTTGCACAAGCGAACCGTGCAAGGTGATTAGTTGGCAAAATCAGCATTTAACGAGAAATTCTCGTATGGGGGAGGAGTACTGACTGCCGGCGAACGCTATACAATCGTTCTCCGGGATGTCATCCTCCGGGAAGGTGTCGTGGCGTATAATCCGGCATTGACCGGAACCGGACTCCTCGGGAAGGAAGTAGAGACTCTTGACGATGATCAGAAGCAGCTCCTAGAGGACACGTCACCTCTTACCTGGGACGACGGCACCGAACGCCCCAAAACAGAAGATGTTATCGTCCTGGTATTTGAGGAGCCGGAGAGTGGAATCAAAACGGGTAACTTCGATATAACCTTCCGGGTGTTTGGCGCGAAGCCCGAGCGTCGATTCAGGGAGTTCTTGGAGCGAGTCACCGGGAAGCCAGTGACAGACGAGCCGTTTACTATCGGGGACTATCTTCAGCCCGACATGACCTTCACGGCCGTCGCTACCACCAAGGGTAACTTCAGCAGCTTCGACAAGGACTCCATTGAGCTAGCCGTCTCTGGAGGTGATGGGTCAGTCCCAAAAGTTGACAGGGCGGCCATCTCCGAAATGATCCTGAAGGTATTCAAGGCGAATGCAGAAGCTCTCAACGGTAAACCCGCAAGCATCCTGTTCGGGAAGCTCCGGGAGTTCAACGACCAGGGTGAGTTCAGTGATATCGATTGGATCGAACTCGTAGGTGCCTACCAGGAGGTGAAGCCGAAAGTGGTCTCTGGTGATGTGGTTGCGATCCCCTGAGGGGGATCCACTCCCTTCTGCGTCGACCTGGTGGGGGATGGACTGGGTTCGATTCCCAGACGACGCTTATGGCCGAAAATGAAGAATTGACTTGCAGCTGTGACTGGCTTAACAGTCAGTTTTACACCCGACTCGTTGGAAAGGTAGTCACGGTTGAATACGGGATCGCTAGTCCAGAGGAAAGTAATGCGGTAATCACCGGTCTGGTAGTCGAGAATGACATTGACTTCCTGGTCATCCAGGATACCACGCCGGGTGACGAAGCCGTCCGGTACGCGGTAGATAAAATGTGCATCAGACTCATCGTGTATAGGGAGGAGTAACCGTGCCATTTGACCGTTCCCTGAAAATCGGCTACTGTGGCCTGACGAAAATTGGGAAAAGCCACTTAGCAGCTAGGTTCATCCAGGAGTTCGATGGAGTCTTCCTGGATTTCGCGGGCGTCCAGCAATATAAGGCGTCAACCAGTGATTCGCCCACCTACAGCGTGAGTAGTCTGTCGAGGGGTGAGGCGTGGCCCGCCTGCCAGAATGTAGGAGTTGACCCCTCCCAATATTGTTTTGTCAGGTCGTGGGAAGACCTAGAGGCTTCCATCGAGCTCGCACGGACCTACCGGGATGCAGGATCAACCAAGGAGAATGGTCGTGTCTGGCTGGTCTTCGACGACACCCACATGTGGAGGTGGCACGAAGCTATCCACCAGAGTAAGGTAAACAGACATAAGTCTATCGTCAAGGATGACTGGGGCCAAGCGACCTCCCAGATGACCCTGCGGATCCGGCAGTTGGAAGCCGAATTTAATCTCCTGTTTGTTAACCAAATGGGAGACGAGTGGATGGGCGGCGAATCCACCGGCAACAAAATTGGGCGGTTCTACCCCTCCAACATCGAATACTCCTATGATATAGTGGGGGAGCTGTATATTAATCGCACCCAGAAACCTTATAATCAGCGACTCCGGATTACCGCTAACCGGGTTTATTGGGTATGCGCTGATGATTTCGTCGAGGAAATCGAGAATCCCACGCCGGCTAAGATATTGGAGAGCTGCCGGGTAGATCCATCTCTCTGGTGATTTATGAAACCCTCTGAATGCACATCTGACATTGAAACACAGGAACTAGAAGACATCGAAGACTCTAACCAAGAGGACTCGGGTCTTCCCTGGTGGCTGATATAAATGCTAAAAACCATAGATTCACTGAACTATGTGACCGTCCAGGAAGTCGACGGCACGACGGTCAGCACGGGCGACCGGCCCGCCCTGACCATTGAATCGCATTGGAACGATCCCCGGATGGTAGTGATCCGGTTCAGCGGGGCTAACGTCGCGGTAGCAGGTGCAGACCTCATAAAAGCTATCCACAATTCCATGAATGTGTGATCCCTTATGATCACCATAGATACCAGGGAGCCCACTAGGGCTCTCACTAAACTTTTTGAACGCTACCATATCGACTATCGGATCCAAAAGCTGGATTACGGAGACTACCTCCTGACGAACGGGGACCGGTCCCTTTTAGTGCAGCGGAAGACTATCGGGGACTTCGTGGGGAGTTACCAAGGTTTAAAAAAGCAATTCGCTGGCATGAAGGCCGCGTGTGAATCTACCGCCCTCTTAACCGAAGGCAACTATATCGTAAAAGGCGGTAGGGTTTGTGTGTGGCGTGGGAACGTGCTCGCTCCCACCATGTCTTACCAGACGTTTTCGTCAGTTATCGCTTCTATGCAGGCACGCGGCTCCTACTATTATCATACAATGGGCATGACGGAGACTGTTTTGAGGTTAGCGTCGTTGGAAGCCTACCTGCCCAAAATAGGAGTTACGCCGGACCGCAAAACCACGGATGTGGATGGATTTTTCCTCGGTCTGCCTGGTATGGGGCCGAAGTCTCTCGAAAAACTGAAAGCATCAACCAAGTCGCCTGCCGAAGCCACGACCAGGATGGACCTGCTTCCAAAACGGACCCGGGAGTTCCTCCAGTCGTGGTAGGTGACATTACTTCTTAAATTTCATTTTTATTTAGGTTTGTTATTTTAAGGTTCTCGCCGGTTTCGTTAGCGTGTTGGTATAAAACTACCCCCCATAAATACCCTTTGGTATCCATAACCTTTATATATCGTACCAACTATTACAAATACACTATGTCACAGAAAGAGATAGTCAACGTTTTTGATAGTCTGACGGAACGATTGACCAGTAAGGATATTGCATGTCGTCTTGGATCACATCCACGGAATAGTGCCATACGGCATTCTATCCTGAGATGTGTCCAGCAATGCCGGTTAATAGTCGTTGATACCTATAATGCTCCTGGAAGCGGTGCCCCATCCTACATTTATCAGATTCATCCTGACTGTGACCTTTGGAGAGATTAATTTATGAAAGTTAAAACCCAAAAGGGCTTTATTGAGCCCTACGATATGCAGCAGATCGTTGAGAGTTTAGAATCCGACGTTGACTTCTCAAAAACCCAAGGCGTCTTGACGGATCTTGACGGAAGTCATATTCGGAGAATCGCTAAGCGAGTCACAACCAAACTTGACAAGATGTTATATGAAGATGACGACGTGATATCTTCTGATACGATCAGGGGCCTAACGGTCTCCGAGCTTATGGCCGATGGTGAGGATCAGGTCGCGAACGTGGTCGGAATTGTCGGTCTGCATCCCAAGCGAATCTTCGAGATCATCAATGGAGCAGCTGATAGTGACAATGCGAATCTCCAACATAATCCGGAGACAACGCATAAAATTATCGCGGATGAAGTCTCAAAGAAATATTATCTCGGTCAGATGCCACGGGATATGTCTCGGCTGCATCTCGCCGGTGACCTTCACATTCATGACCTGGAGTATTTTGGGACCCGTCTGTTCTGCCAGGATTGGGATCTGAGATACTTCTTCTACTATGGACTCATGCCGGATGGTGAGGGGACGAAGGCCTCGGTAAGTGGACCAGCTAAAAACCCGGAGGTTGCGATTCTCCATGCTGTCAAGGCGCTTAGCGCCGCACAAACCAACTTCGCCGGCGGCCAAGGCTTCTACAATTTCCTGACGTTTTTGGCACCATATCTCGAAGGTCTATCGTATCCGGAAATCTACCAACTCATGCAGATGTTTGTGTATGAAATGACCCAGATGATGGTAGCGAGAGGCGGCCAAGTCGTATTTAGCTCAGTGCAGCTGACACCTGGGGTTCCGGTACTGTGGCGAGACAAACCAGCGGTCTTCAAGGGGAAGGTTTGGAGCGACCGGACCTATGGCGAATTCGAACGGGAGGTTCGTCTGGCCTTCAAAGCTCTCATGGAGGTCATGATCGCTGGCGACTACTGGGGGAAGCCGTTTAACTTCCCGAAGCCGGAGATTGCGATCGAACCTGAATTTATAGACGAGTCTACCTGGACAGATGAACTGATCGTGGACGATGAAATCATACCGTCATATAAGGATCTATATGGGCTCGCGTTTGAGCTTACGGCTAAATTCGGCACCCCCTACTTTGACAATATGATACCAGCGTACCGGGGACATTCGAAGGGTGGGGTGGCCTGCTACCAGTGCAGCATTCATCCAGATAGTCTTATGCAGATAGTAACACCTAACGGCATAAAACTACAACGGATAAAAGACGTTAATCTGGATGATGTTGTGAATACCCCGTTCGGTCCTGCTAAGTTTGAGGATATGCTCATCCATGAAAATAAAGATGATGGATACTTGAACGAAGTTATCCTAGCAGGTGGACGTCGTCTTCTGATGACTAATGATCACAAGGTACCAGTGGGATCACTTGGAACACTGAAACGGGGAGATGAACTCCAGAAAGGTGACGAACTTATCATAGATTGCACTTTACCGGATGATTGTGATCTACCAGTGTATAGTGGTGCTCTAGTTGATGGTCGTGAATATGATATCAAGTTAAGCTATCTACTTGGATTGTTCGCTGCTGAAGGTTCATCCGCTAGAAGTGAAACCTCTAAAGAACGTCATCTCTACTGGTGTTTTGGCAGTCACGAAACTGATTTGGTAGAGAAGACTAAATCTTACATCAAGGATGTCTTTGGGTACGACGCCAAGGAATACCTTCAGAATGAAGGTAAGGGACTTGAAGTAGCGATCCATAGTTACGATATATATAAGTGGTTCGAAGATAATGATATCGCTTTAAAGGGTTATGAGATGACAATTCCACCATTTATATTCACAGCTTCAAAAGAATATAAGTGGGTATTTCTTCAAGGATACTATCGTGGCGATGGGACTTTATGCCGGAACGGTAAGGAATCTAAGATTCGACGTATCGAGATGAACACCATTTCTGAAGAACTAGCTGAAGGTGTCTTGTTGCTTACGGGTAGCCTGGGATACAACTTTCATTATATGATATCCCACGATAATAGACCCGGTAGAAAAACCAGGTATACTCTGACGCTTAACAAACGACAAGATATCCATAATTTCTTTGGTGGGATTTTCAGTGATCCGACGTTTAAATTAAAAATTAGGTTGATTCGCTGGGTTCCATATAAAGGATTAGTATATGATCCTATAAATGTCAAAGGACACCTGTTTATAACCGGACAAGGAATCATCAGTTCAAATTGCGCGTATAATTTCCAGGTAGATCCCTTGACGGATCCCGATTTCGAAGCTAAGATGCAATTCAAGGACGGCGCCCATTTCTCCATGGGGTCTTCGCAGGTGGTCACGCTTAACGTGCCGCGGGCCGCCTACTATGCCAGCGACGGTATGGTAGTTGAGTCCCGAACCTTGATCTTCATCAACCGACTGAAGTCGCTGATGGCGGAAGCGTGCAAGGTCTTCAGGTTTAAGAAGAGTTTGTTGGCGCCGTTGATAGCTGGTGGTCGGGTGCCGTTTGCTACCCAGCGACCAAAAGATCCAGCGACCCGAGAAGCGGGCACGCCAGCCGCTGACCTCGACTCTATGGTCTGGACGATCGGTATCGTCGGTATGAACGAAGCCATCGAAGTCATATGTGGGAAGCAGCTCCACGAAGACGACTACGCGGTTGATATAGCCCGTCGGGTTATGACCGAACTCAAACTATATTGCTATGAGCTGACGGCTGAGTATGGGTTTAAGATTGCGCTCGCCCGGACACCGGCAGAAACTGTGGCGCAGAGATTCGCGGTCCTCGACTTGACAGACGATGCTTACCACGACCAAGCCATCCGGGTCGTCAAAGGCGATGTGACAGCTGCGATCGATCAGTTCTGCTCAGGTTCCCGTGACCTTCCCATCTACTACACGAATGGCTGCATGTTACCGTCGGATTGCGATAATATCTATCAGCGGCTGACCACGGATTCAAAATTCTTTCCGTTGGTAGACGGCGGCAACATCTTCCATGTATGGTTAGGAGAGGCTAACACAGATCCCGGCGCTCTCATGGACTTCGCGATGCGAGTGGCCATCAAGACTGACATCGGCTATTTCGCTTTCACCAAAGATCTCACGGTTTGCAGGGACTGTGGCACCACGGGATGCGGTCTCCACGATAGTTGCTGTCGGTGTAAAAGCACGAATGTCGATTATGTCAGTCGTATCACGGGATATCTGTCTTCGGTATCTGGTTGGAATGCAGCGAAGCGCCAGGAATTGGAAGATCGCCGGAGGGTCTCTATATGAGACCCACGGTTTCTTATGAAAAGGTTGGATCGGAAATTGGCCGTCTAGTTGACCTCAAACAACGCCAATACGGGGATAGTTTCCACCGGTCCGCGGATATCCTGAAGATACTCTACCCGGATGGCGTCCAGCCTACTGACTACCAAAATCTCATGGCGGTGGTCCGCGTCCTCGATAAACTCTTTCGGATCGCTAATGGAGACCAAGGAGATGAGTCTGCATGGTCGGATATCACAGGTTACGGACTGTTAGGAACGGCTAAAAAGTAGTCTTTGATTTCGAACCAGTGGTGGCCGCCTCGTTCACTCTTCACCCATAAGTTCCCCCAACATCCCCATTGGTTTTATTGCCAGGCCCGAATGAGGTCTTCGTTACCGGACCACCCACCGGTATGGAGCTCTAGATAGTCGCCTTTCCGGATACGGTTCAGGGCAGATTCACTGGGGTAGATAGTCATTTTTCGTACCTCCCTTTCCCGAATCCGATAATATATCCGATAGCGAACGAATAAACTATCAGGAACAACACAAACCCGAAATCAGGGGGGAAGGTCATTCGCCTGCCTCCTGCTGCGCCTCCAGAGCCGCGAAATAATCCCGAACGGCGGCAACGGCCTCTTCCTCATTAGACACTATCGTATCCAGTCGAATTTCCCGGGGAAATTCCGTTAATTCGGAGATATATGGGCGTTTATTTTTATTATCTTTTATATATTGAAATATTTCATTCTTGGCATTTTTATAAGATATTTCTCTAATAGGTACTATAATTAATCCACCAATTTCTATATTTTCTGGCATGAAATCACCGAGGGAAAATTATATATACTTTAATTGCGTACTCTATAAGTATGTATTACATAATTCAGCAATTGGGAGAATATACCAACGTTATAAACTGGGATAACTTTAATGATAAATTCCAATTTGATAAAAATGGAAATATAACTAA